GCGATTGAGTCGGCAGAAGGTGACGCACTCTAGGTCACGAGCCACTGCCCCACCGCCCTGAGTCGGCGAGTCCGCAGACCTGGTATCCCACCGAGGAGCGCATAAGTAGTTAGTCCGCCTATGTGCGGAGAAAGGATGCAGACAATGTCTGACATCGCTAAACTCGCTGACAAGCGAGCGCATCTGTTGGTTGAGGCTCGCGGCATTGCCGTCGACGCAGCCGACAAGGGAATCGCCCTAGAGGGTGAAGACAAGGCACGCTTCGAGAAGTTGGTTGCAGAGGCTGGCGTTATTGCCGAGGCTCTCCGCGCCGAGAAGGCTTCTGACGAGGCTCGCAAGGCTGCTGACGAGGCTCGCGCCGAGTTCGCCGCTGTTGTTGCTCCAACGGCTCCTAAGGCCGCTTCGGACAATGACCGCCTTCGCTCGATTGGTCTCGTTGGTGGTGTTGATACGTTTGAGTATCGTGACATCACGACCGGCACCGGTCTCGGAAACCCAGTTAGCGTTTACAACCGCGTAAACGTCATCGCTGGGCAGATCAACCCATACATCAACCCAGCGGTTGTGGATGTGATGAACGTTGCCACGGGCAATAACATCAAGTTCCCAACGGTAACCGCGCTCGGAACGACGGCTGGTTCAGTCGCTGAAGCCGGCACGATTACGGAAGATGACTTCACCGGTTCGGCCCTGAGCCTTACCCCAGTGAAGTACGCAGTACTGGTCCAGGTCTCGGATGAGTTGATCAACGATGCAGCGTTCGACGTTGCCGCGATGATCAGCGAAGCCGCTGGTCAGGAGATGGCGATTGCCCACGGCTCTGCCGCGAGCACCGCTGTTGTAACCGCTGCTGGTACCGGTGGAACGGCCGCAGGCACCGTCGTGTACACGTACGGCGAACTTGTTGCCCTTCAGTACTCGGTCAAGCAGCAGTACCGAAATGCCGCGAAGTCAGGCTTCCTGATGAGCGACACTGCCCTTGGGCAGATCCTTGGTACGACTTCATCGTCGCTGCCTTTGTTCCAGCCAGGCGGACAGGGTGGCGTTGATCGTCTCCTTGGCAAGCCTGTCTACACGGCTCCTGGCATTGCGGTCCCTGCGACCGGTGCTAAGTCTGTGCTGTTCGGTGACCTTGGACAGATCAAGACCGCTCTCGTTGGCGGCGTGACTGTTGAGGCTTCGCGCGAGTTCGCGTGGAACCTCGGCCTTGTTTCGTACAAGGTTCAGGTTCGTGGCGCGACTGGCCTTGCACAGTCTTCGGCTGTCAAGTTCCTCAAGAACGCGTAATCAACTAACGCAAGTTAGTTAGTGGGGATGGGGAGCCGCTTCGGCGGCTCCCCTGAACCACAAGTAAGGAGAAACAGATGCTCGTTCGACTCTGCAAGCGACGTGGTGAATATCCGTCAGGGGCTTTCGTTGATCTGCCACAGGCAGAAGCGGAGAGCCTCATTGGCTTTGGCTTGGCTGAGGCTGTTGCAGATGTCGACGCAGAGGCACCAACGCGCCACGTAGAGCGCGCGAAAGTAAGCGAGACCACTAGGACAGCCACCCTGCCTACACAGGCTGTTAGCGTGGCGGAAATCGTGGAGCCTGAGGCGTGAGCGTTGCTGCTGCGACTGTCACCATCGGCACTACGCCAACGCTGATTGCGACTGGCTTGAATGGCGCATCGTGGGTCTACCTGCACGCGCCAACCGGTGCCAACACCGTCTATGTCGGACCAAGCAATGTGACCACGGCGACAGGACTCGAACTGCCAAAGGGCGCCCTCCAGATATTCTGGCTTGCGGAGACAGATAGACTCTACGGTATCGTCGCTTCATCAACACAACCGCTAATGACAATGCAGTCAGGAGGCCGCTAAATGTCGTACGCAACACTGGCTCAGTTCAAGGCGGCCGTACAGATCACAGATTCAACAGATGACATTGCACTCCAGAACGTACTGGATGCAACCGATACGCTGATCGATCTGTACTGCGACCGTAAGACTGGCTTCGGCACTGCGACTGAGACGCGCTACTACAGCGCCGATGCCTATGACTTCTGTCTGACCGATGATCTCGTGAGCGTCACAACGCTGACCACTGATGATCTTGCAGATGGCACCTACTCAACGACGTGGACGGCTGGAACCGATTATCAACTTACTCCAAAGAATTATGCACTGGACGGCTGGCCGTATACCGGTATCAGTCGCTCGGCTAAGTGGACCAAGAACTTCCCAAAGGCCGTGTTCCTTGGCGTGAAGGTGGTCGGCGTGTTCGGATTTCCCAGTGTGCCAGCGGCGGTCACTCAAAGCGCCATAATCCAGGCAGGCGCTGTCTGGAACAGCCGCACTGCGCCATTCGGCGTGATCGGATCGGCTGACCTTGGCGGCATCCTTCGCATGAGCCGTGCGTTGCATCCTGAGGCTGCGCTAATTCTTGAGCCGTATCGCCGCCGAGAAGGCTTGGCACGCTGATGGCATTGGGCAATCGATACGACTTGGAGATCAAGCAAGGCGCAACGCTCTCGCTGACTGCTACTTGGAAGGACTCAACTGGCACGGCCGTCAACCTGACTGGCTACACGGCACGGATGCAGGTGCGTTCTACCTACGACGCGAGCGCCACGATTCTCAGCCTGACGAGCGCTGCTGGCGACATCGTGCTTGGCGGCGCGGCTGGCACGATTGCGATCACCACATCCGCCACGGTCACCGCAGCGCTGACTGCGCCGTGGGCTGGCGTGTGGGATCTAGAACTTGTTTCTGGCGGTGGCGTAGTGACTCGACTATTGGAGGGATCGGCGAACGTCTCGCCTGAGGTGACGCGATGAGCGTAACGGTCACCAAGACCGAGCAGACGGTCACGGTCACGCAGAACAATCAGACTGTCACTGTTGCTCCAGTTACGCAGACGATTGATGTCAGCGCCGCAGGGCCACAGGGCGCAACTGGCGCAACCGTCGTTAGCGTCGCTGTCGGCTCGACCACCACAGGTGCTGCTGGCACCTCAGCATCCGTTAGCAACTCAGGATCTTCAACGGCTGCCGTTCTAAACTTCACCATTCCGCAGGGTATCCAAGGCGCTATAGGTTCCACTGGCGCCACCGGCGCAACAGGTGCCACAGGTGCAACAGGAGCCAAGGGCGACAAGGGTGACACTGGCGCAACAGGATCAGCCGCTACGGTGGCTGCTGGTACTACTACCACTGGCGCAGCAGGCACCTCCGCAACGGTCACAAATAGTGGTACCTCAAGTGCGGCCGTGTTCGACTTTACTATTCCCCAAGGGATTCAGGGTACGACTGGCGCTGCAGGCTCGACTGGCGCCACAGGAGCAACTGGCGCGACTGGTGCCAAGGGTGATAAGGGTGATACTGGAAACACTGGTGCAGCCGCCACTATCGCTGCTGGCAGCACTACTACTGGCGCTGCTGGCACATCTGCCAGCGTCAGCAATAGCGGCACATCGAGCGCGGCCGTCTTTGACTTCACAATCCCACAAGGAGCCAAAGGCGACACCGGCTCTACTGGAGCGACAGGTGCTACTGGCGCAACTGGTGCTACAGGTGCTGGCGTTCCAACTGGCGGCACGACTGGACAGGTACTCGCCAAGATTGACGGCACCAACTACAACACGCAGTGGACTACGCCAGCAACAGGCACCGTCACGAGCGTCACAGGCACTGCGCCGATTGTCTCTTCTGGCGGCACAACTCCAGCCATTAGCGTCACCGCCGGATCAACCTCAGCCGCAGGCGTGGTGCAGTTGACGGATTCAACATCTACAACGGACAGCACGCTGGCTGCCACAGCGACTGCTGTAAAGGCTGCTTATGATCTTGCAAATACTCAACTCACTGCAAACCCATTTCAGCGCGTTATGTATGGCGCCACAACTGCTCATGCAACGCATTTCCGAAATGAGTTGACCGCAACGAACAGCAATACGAGTGGACTGCTTATCCTTACTCGTATTTACTTTTTCACAACCAAAACTTTGACTAACATTTCGGTGACATCCGGAGCGACCGCCTCATCTGGATTGACGTACTGTGCCTTCGGCATCTACACGCGCAGCGGTACCACGTTTACACGCGTCGCGCTAACATCAAGCGACACCACCATCTTCAATAGCGCCAATACAAAGTACACTCGTGCGACAACGACAAGTCCCACACTTAGCAGCAGCACTGAGTATTTCATCGGCATTTTGCAAGTAGGCAC